GATCCAGCGGAATGGGTCAAGCAGGTTTGGCGACCGCTGGGAGAAATAATTACCGGGCGATTTGAACAGCTAGAGGCGTTGCCTACAGCACTCCAAGACTTGCGTGAGAAAGAGTGCGACGAGTACCATGCTCCTGTCATTGGTAACTACTGCCGCGAATGTCTGTACGACGATTTGATTGAGCGTCGAACCGATCTAACAGGCCGGGAAAAGGATCGCGAGATTGCACGGCTGGGTCAATATGACAGTGGTTATGCTAACGCAGACCGCACCGAATACCACCCACTCCCCGCAATTGCATACGCGCTAGTTGAGATCAATGCGTATTGAGAAACTCCACGATAGCCTTGGGGCAGAGGTGCTTGATATTAACCTGTCGAAACCTCTCGATTCTTGTGACCGATCCACGCTCTACGCGGCATGGTTGGAGCATCTGGTTCTTGTCTTTCGGGATCAGGAACTAACGGAAACAGATCAAGTTGAGTTTTCTAAAGTATTCGGAACGCCTAGCGTACAGGACAAAAAACGGATTGATGGACTGCCAGAGGTTATGCTTATCGGCAATGTCCAAGGCGGTTCTTTATCAAATGGCCCGGTTCCTTTCCATAGCGACAGTTCGTTTAAGCAAAAGCCACTTAAGGCGACAGCGTTGTACAGCGTCGAAGTTCCTGACGAAGGCGGCGATACGTTGTTTGTCAACATGTACGACGTTTTCAACCAGCCAGAAATTTATCAAGACCGTGATCGCCTGAAGAAAAACGGTCGGACGGCGTTGTTCAGCTACACGCGGAGGTTTGATGGCATCAAGTTATCGGCGCGGCACCCCATAGTTCAGACACATCCTGAGACAGGTCGCGAGCTAATCTATTTGAACCGTCTGCATTCAAAAGAAATTGAGAAATTTGGCAAAGCGCATGAAACGGACATCTGCGTCGATTGCTATCTCCACGATATTTTAAAATGGATTGAGGAAACACCAACATACCAGCACAAATGGCGGCCCGGCGATCTCATCGTCTGGGACAACCGCTGCACACAGCACGCTCGCACAAATTTTCCAACCAGTCAACGCCGCCTATTGCAACGCGTTGGCATACACTAAGGCAAGACATTGAAAAAATATCTACTCGGTACACTTCTAGCTCCTTTCCTATTGGCCGCTTGCGCTGCAACTGCCAAGCAGCCTGTCAACGTTTGGGTTGGATTTAGTCCAGGTGGTGGATACGACGCTTCTGCAAGAGTGTTTGCAAAATATTTTAGTCGCCATCTACCCGGCAATCCTGATGTCGTGGTTATAAATAAACCGGGCGCTGGCACTGCAAAACTTGTCGGTTACATGTATCGCGCTGTTCCTGCAACGCGGATGGATGTAGCGTTTTTTCATCCGGCGGTCATGCAGATGGCTGTATACGGCAAGCGGAAAATTCGGTTCAAACCAACTGAATTTAAATACATCGGCAATATGTACACGGACGTAAATTCTTGCGGTGTTTGGAAAGGCGCAGGTCAGAAGATAAAGACATTTGATGATCTAAAGGCTGCAAAAAATCCAATTATCTTTGGATCAGCCAGCCCCAATAGCACGATGAGTACCTACCCGCTGTTCTTAAAGAACGTGTTGGGCGCAAACATTAAAGTAATTCAGGGATACCGTGGTACACGCAAGGCGATGAGAGCAATGCAAGCTGGTGAAATTCACGGCGCTTGTGGTTTCTTTGAGTCCTCGATCCGCAGCAGCTACGCACAGCACTGGAAATCCGGGAACCTGAGTTCGGTCGTTCAGCTAGACATCAACCGCAAAGCCAAGATGTTCGATCAAGCAACGGCGTTGTCAGGTCTGCTGAAGACCGAAGAGCAGCGTCAGATGGCGCAGTTTGTTTTCGGCATTGACGTACTGTCGCGCCCAATATTGGCGTCACCCCGTGCCCGACCTGCTGACGTTAGCATCCTCCGCAAAGCGTTCATGGATACAATGCGCGATCCTGAACTGAAAGCAGAAGTGAAACGACGTTTCGGCGTGGTAACTAACCCAATGCCGGGTGAAAAAGTGCACAAGTTCTTTGTCGATATGCAAGCCACTCCCCGACCAGTTGTCGAAAAGGTGTGGAAACTAACACGTCCGGTTCAGAACAAATAACCGTGATTAGAATTTCTTTGACAATTAAGTATAAAAGTGCTAAAATAAGTTTAACGGAGTAAGACATGACTGTAGAATCTGCTAGTTATATTAGCCAACTTAACTCTTCAAACCCCTCTGCTAGTGATCCCTTATCTGAGGGTGACGACCATCTTCGCTTGGTCAAGTCTGTTCTTCAAACGCAATTTCCTGGCCTTGCAACTACTGCTGTTACCCAGACTTCCGCACAGATGAACAAACTAGGTTTCCCTGTAGGTTCTGTCATCATGTATGCATCTAACAGCATACCTAGCACACAGACTATCAGTGGTATTAACGATTGGCTCCTCTGTAACGGTTCTGCATTTTCTACTTCTACCTACTCTGCTCTGTATAATATTATAGGCAACGTCTTTGGTACAAGTGGTTCAGATTTCTTAGTACCTGATTTCAGAACATTTTCTCCTGTAGGTGTAGGAACCAGCTTTGTCTTAGGCACAGCCGTTACTGCCAGTGCTGAAGCAGGAACAGATAAAATTAAACTACAGCCTATAAATTTTATCATAAAGACATGATTACATACAGAGGTGAAAAGTTCTCAGGGTATAACAAACCTAAGAGAACTTCAGGTAAGAGTAAAAAGTTTGCAGTATTGGCAAAACAAGGAGACTCCATAAAGCTAGTGCGCTTTGGTGATCCTAACATGACTATAAAAAAAGAGCAGCCTAAGCGTAGAAAGAGTTTTAGGGCTAGACATAAATGCGATACTAGTCCTCCCGGTAAACTTAGCGCACGATATTGGTCGTGCAAAAAATGGTAACAAAGGAAACATTATGAAAGAATATGCTAGCCCTAAAATGGGAAAAGTTGGTAACCGTCCTGTCCCCTCTAAAGGTGGTAACACGGAGCCTTCCAAAGGGAGTGGTAATCGCATGGGTGGGAACATCTTCGGTAATTCTAAATATGCCGGAACCGATGGGACTATTCAGAAACACAAATGAACTCTAAAGAACAAGCAAACCAAGCTGGTTTAATTTTAAATAACGAAGCTTTTAAACTTACCTTGGAAAGGCTTAATAACGATCTAGTAATTCAATGGAGCATGTCTCAATCTTTAGAAGAACGAGAAACATGCTGGATGAAATTGCAAGCTTTAGGCTCTATTGTAGATGATCTAAAAGCTGTTATAGACGATCACAAAATTGAGAACACAGAAAGGTAACTACAAATGAGTGAGGCACAGACCAATCCCGAAGGGGAAGTCACCGAGCCAGAGCTTAATATGTTCGATGTCATGTTTGGAAGTGATGAAGACACCAATCCAGAGCAAACTATCGAAGAACCCTCAGAGTCTGAAGAGTATGAAACAGAAGCCGCTGAAGAGGAATATGAAGCGACGGAAGATGAAACAGAATATGAGGAAAGTGACTACGAGGTAGACGAAGAAGTAGTTGAGACAGAAACCTCCCCCAGCTACACTGTTAAAGTTGATGGTGAAGAAGTAGAGGTTAATCTTGAAGAGCTACGGAACGGTTACCAGCGGCAAGCGGACTATACCCGTAAATCGCAATCTCTAGCGGAGCAGAGAAAAGCTTATGAAGCTAATCTCCAAGCTGTTACACAAGAGCGTGAACAGTATTCTCAGCTTCTAGGTAACATGGCCCAGAACCAGAATGCAGAGCTATCTCGCTATGCAGATATAAACTGGGCTGATCTTAAAGACACTGATCCTATGGAATACATGGAGAAGCGTCTTGAGTACCAAGAAGCTAAGGAGAAGATTTCTGAATTGCAGAACGAGCGTGTGCGCGTTCAGCAGCAGAATGAAACAGATATGGGACAGATGCTACAGGAGAAACTTCAGAAAGAAGCTGAACTTCTCTCTAAAGCCCTGCCCGAATATACTGAACCAGGTTCTAACTTCAAGGACGAAGTACGTAACTACGCCCTTAACTTAGGATTTTCTCCACAGGATATTGATGGAATAGCTGACCACCGTGTAATCTTAGTACTGCATAAAGCTATGATGCAGGATAAGGTTTCCAAAACCCCAGCTAAGAAATCTAAGTCTGCTCCTAAAGTCGTCAAAGCCGGAACTCCCCAGACAAAAGCTCAACGCTCTCGTCGGACAGTTCAGGCTAAGCGAGAGAGATTGTCGAAAACAGGTAATCAACGTGATGCTGCAAATGTTTTTCTGGACTTTATCTCTTAACCTTAGAAGGAACTAAATTATGGCACAGCCAGCCGGTGTGTTTGTTACATTCTCAGCGAAGGGTCTTCGTGAAGACCTTGAGAATGTTATCTACGATATCTCCCCGACCGAAACGCCCTTTATGTCTATGGGCGGACGCGAAGATGCGGTTGCAGTTAACCACGAATGGCAGACGGATGCTCTTGCAGCCGCTGGCAATAACCACCATGAAGAGGGTGTGACGCTTGCTGCTGCTGAGCCGACCCCTACGACTCGCCTTGGTAACATCTGTCAGATTAGCCTGAAGACGACGCTTGTCTCTGGTACTCTGGATGCTGTATCCAAAGCTGGTCGTAAAGAAGAGCTTGCGTACCAGATGTCCAAACGCGCTAAAGAACTTAAGCGTGATATGGAACGTGCATATGTTGGTGTTAATCAGGCTAAGACGGCAATGGCTGCGGACACGACTGTTCGTAAGCTTGGTTCGCTTACTTCTTGGGTATCGACCAACGTCAGTGCTGGTACTGGTGGTTCAGGTGCTGGTAACGGCGCGGCTCGTACCGATGGTACGGCTCGTACCTTTACTGAAACGCTGCTGAAAGCGTCTATCCTTACTGCGTTTGACAATGGTGCTGACATCAAGTATTTGATGATGGCTCCTTCGCAGAAGCAGACGTTCTCTAGCTTCGTTGGTGTCGGTGCGGCGGGTGGTGCGTCTAACCGCATTGAAGCCAATGATCAGCGCATCATTGGTGGCATGGACGTGTACGTTAGTGACTTTGGTGAAATGGCCGTTGTCCCTAACCGCTTCCAGCGTAGCCGTGATGTCTGGATGCTTGATCCTGAGTACTATGCAATTGCATATCTTCGTCCGTTCCTACAGCGGGAAGTTGCTAGCACGTCTGATGGCGAGCAGCGTGCAATCATTACTGAGCATACTCTTGTTGTCAAAAACGAGAAAGCTCTTGGCGCAGTCTACGATCTGTCGTAAGGCTAGGACTAAAGGGGGAGAGCATTTTGTTCTCCCCCGTTCTAACTAAGAGGCATTCCATGAACGATCCAGTTAAGACTAAATTCCACTACGATCATAGCACAGACAACGTTGTCCTAGAAAATATACAGGACGTAAAACCGTTGCTAGAGCTTAACAAAAAAGAACTTAACAACGACTCTGCATATGGTCCGCAGCTGAACAACGGTATGCGTAAAGTAGCCAGCATCCCTCTAGTCATTATTGAAAAATGGAAACGTGAATTAGGCGTTGATATTTACAATAAAAATGATTGGCCTAAAATTAAACAACTTCTTAATGACTCTGATAATCGTTTTCTACGTACACATGAAAGCCAACTGTAATGGCATTATCAACGTACTCAGAGCTACTGACCACTATAGCAAGCTATCTTAACAGAGATGATCTTACAGATATTATTCCTACGTTTATTACCTTAACGGAAAATCGTTTAAACAGAGAGCTTAAATTACGCGCTAATATGGTACGGGCACAGACCGTTACTACAGCAGGTCAAGCTTTCTACGATCTACCAGATGATTTAATTGAGCTTCGTAATATTACCTACGACAGTAGCTCACAGAGTTTTGCCCTGCGCTACCTTTCTCCTGAGTCTGTTAGCAGAGAGTACGGTACAATAGTAAACGGACAACCTAGGGCATATACAAATTTAGGTAACAATCTTAAACTTAGCCCGACACCCGATGCCGAGTACAGTATTAACATAAACTATTTTTCTACTCTTCGCACTCTTTCCGACAATGTTCTTACCAACGATGTACTCGCCCAGTATCCTAGTTTGTATTTATTTGGTTCTTGTTTTGAAGGGGCGTTGTATCTTAACGATACAGAACAGTCTACTAGATTTGGCTCAATCTTTGAAAAAACTTTAAGCGATGTTGAAAGAGCCGAAGAATCTGCTCGTTATAGCGGAACTGTTATGACTACTAGTATTCAAGGTGATCCTGGTTCTCTCATACGTAGAGGTGCATAATGGCTACCAATTGGGTTATAGATAATTTTTGCATAGTTCAAGAAAATGGTGGAAACATATATACTGAGGACGGGTTTGGTCTGCTAGCTCTTCAAGAACATCAGTCTACTATATGGGTAGAAAACACGGAAACTGGGAATGGCTAAACAAGTTTTTGATGTAACTGCCTCTGCACAGTCTCGTTTTTCTGTTAATAAAGACCTGTCTCCTTATGACATGCCCCCTACACTTTTTAACGATGGTGTTAACGTCCGTTTCCTAGACGGGATGGCTGGTAAAATTCTGGGACACTCTCAAGTCTTGGGAACACCTACTGCTGCTCCTTATTGGGCCATAAGCTGGCTACAGGGTGCAGCAAACTTGTGGATATATGGAGGGTTAACAGGCCTTTTTAAAATCAGTGGAACTACCCACAGCACCGTTACTAGGTCATCAAGCGCTTACACCACGTTGTCAGGCACTACCAACAACTGGCAGGGTGGTGTCCTAGGTGGCGTTCTTGTCTGTACTAACGGCCTAGACGTTCCCCAGAGCTTTGTACAAACTGGAACAAAGTTTACTGACCTTTCTGATTGGCCTTCCACACTGCGCTGCAAGACCATTGTACCATTTAGAAATCATATGGTAGCACTGAACCTTACAGATAGTGGTACAGCTAAGCCTTTTACCATCCGGTGGAGCGATGGTATTCCTGCCGGTGCTAGCACTAACGGTACTAACACTTGGAACACTGCTAGCACAGCCAGTGAATCAGCAGAGACTTCCCTGACAGGTACCAAGGGTCACGTTTTAAATGCTGTACAACTGGGTAACGAACTTATCGTATACAAAGAAGACAGTATTTATGGTTTGAATTATGTAGGTGGTTCTTTTACCTTTAACATAAGAGAAAAGTTTAAAGACACTGGGCTATTCAGTAGGGA